TCCTGGTAACTCAGATGTAGCATCTGCTGTTGCAGCAGCGGTTCCTACTAACTCAAGTATTGCAAATGCCGTAGCAGCAGCGGTTCCTACTAACTCAAGTATTGCAAATGCCGTAGCGGCAGCGGTACCTACAAATACTTCTATTCAAAACATTGTAACAACTTATGGTAATGCTTTAGGTTTGCCAACATATTCGTTGCAGCAAACAATTACATCATCAAGTAACAATGTATCCGTTCCCAATAACTGGGTATTTGCAGTAGTTGCATCAGGCGGTGGAAATAACGCCTCATACAGCAATGATGGATATACAGGTAGAAGTGGATCAGTTGTTTTTGGTTGGACTCCCAAAACTGCAAGAGTAACAATTGGAACAGCAGGCCAACCTAGTGCCTTTGGTGCAATTGTTGCAAGCCCTGGAAGCAATTGGCAATTTAGTGCTGCAAATGCATCTATTCCAGAAGGAATTGGTGGAGGACAATTTTCTATTGGAGTTAATCGCGGTGGCACAACGGGCATGTCAGGAGTAGCAGGCAGTGGTGGCGGAGGCTCTACAAGTACTGGCAACGCTCCTGGTTCTGGAGGAAACTCTACCTTTGGATATAATGGTGGTGCGGGTGGACCAATTGTAAATGATGGAAATTATGGCAGCGGCGGCGGCGGCGGCGCTGGAATTGCTGGCAATGGAGGTACAGGTGGTACGCGCACGAACGCAAATAATGGACCCGCTGGAATTGGTGGCAATGGTGGTACTGGTGGCGGAGGATGCGGATTTGGCGGCAGAAACTTCCAAAACAACAACTATGAAACTACTGGAACAGGCGGTTCTGGAGCCGTTTTGCTATACTACTAAAATGTTTGCCATTATTTCAGACAACAGTTTAGTTTTAGGTTGGGCAGAATCTAATGATGATGCTTTTAATAAAATTAAAAATAATAACTTTTCATTAATTGAAATGACAAAAGAAAATAGTCCAGCATTTCTTAATGGAATCTGGGATGGAAACAAATTTCATGAACCAATCAACGAGGGAGCATAAATATGCCAAACTATATTCTTGTAAATGAAGAAGGTAAAATTACTACTGGAATTGTTGCAGAAGATTTAGAATCAGCCAAGAGTTTTATTGGACCTAATGCAATGGAAGCGCCATACTATGCTGTACCAACAAGTTATTGGGTGTATAATAAAGAAACAAATGACTACACTTATGTAGAACCAGTATTTGAAGAGGAAGTGTAAAATGCCATATTATAACTATAAATGTGATACATGTGAAAAGCCATACAAAGAACTTAGAGCATCAGATCATGAACAATCAAGGTTAATCTGTGATGTTTGTGGTGGAAATTTTATTGAGCACTCAGAATAATTAAATAAAAAAATAACCCTACCCAGTCGAAAAACCAGGTAGGGTATTTTTTATCCCTTAAATCAAATGATTAGGAAATTTCTTTAACCATTTATTCGTGGCACCGTTTTTCATAGATGACCATGAACTCCAGTCCTTACCGCCTTTTGTCATGTGAAACACGATTTGGGCATTTTTGACTGGGCTAAAGAGTTCAGCATTTAAATCAAGATTGAATTTATCTTTTCTATCTGGACCTAAATTACCGATCATGTTGATCTGGAAGATTCCATATGAGGAGTCTCCTGTCTCAGCATTACCATTGAATGCAAATGGGCGACCATTAGATTCTGCCTTGGCAACAGCCCAAGCAGTCTTAAGACCTACCCCTTTAAACCCAACAGCCTTCAGTAATTCAACCAACTGGATGTCGGTCAAACTTGTAGCATCCGCATACTTTGCAAGTACTACATCAGTAGTAGGCTTAGAAAGCAAAAAAGCCGCTTTGTCGGCGGCAGGTGCAATCTGAGCGGTATTACTTAGTAAATTGTTCTTTGTAGCATAAGCAATACCAAGACCATTATTTAATAATGTTAAAGTAAGCAATGTTACAAGAACCCCCGATAGTATTTTGTTGTCTCTCAAGTTTTTCCTCCTAGACTACAAATGCTACTTTTCAGTAGCATAAGATAATTATAGCATCTTTTGGCCTTTTAAGTCAAATATACGTAATAATAATCAAAATTATTTTAATTGCAAGTGGTATAATAATAAGACTATGGCATCAGGCGAAACAACGGTATATGATTTACCGTATCCAGTTAATTCAGACCCAGTAAACGTAGCGGGGGATATTCAATCACTTGCTGAGCGTATTGAGGTTATTTTACCTACTCTAGGATTACCATTTCATACATTAGAAGTTGTAAATAATAGTGGTGTTTCTATTGCTAAGGGTGATCCTGTATACATATCGGGTTTTGGTACCAGCAAACCAAGAGTAGAAAAATCACAAGCATCAAGTATTGCTACATTTCCAGTAATTGGATTAGCACAATCTGCAATTGGAAATGGTAATGATGGAGTTGTTGTTATATCAGGTGTATTTACTGGAGTTAATACTTCTTCGTATGCCGCTGGAGATAGGCTATATGTTGGATCAAGCGGTGGTCTTACAGCAACTCAGCCAATTACTGCTACAACAAATTCTGGAGTAGTTGGAATTGTTGCAAAATCAAATAGCACTACTGGTGTTATTCTTGTAGGATCTTTTAAAGGCAATGGTACGTGGGGATCAATGAAAGCAGGATTATCATAATGGCACAGTATAGAAGTCAAACACCTTATCAAATTGGTTCAGAGCCACCACAATCTATCTGGACAATTGTTAGAGGAGATACAGCATCTTTTAAAATGTATGTACAAGATGATGCTGGTGATCCATTAATAATTGAAGACTGGACAATTACAATGGACTTTGCCAGACCAAATACATCTTCTGTAATTTTAACAGTAACACCTTCTGCAGAAGAAGGAGAGCCAGACGGAGAGTTCACAGTTTATCTTGAGTATGATGAAACAGAACTTTTAGAAACAGATGACGAGTTTGATATTCAAATGGCCAATAGCGGTAATGCAGTTGTTTGGACAGTTTTGCAGGGTAAGGTTAAAATGATTGAAGACATTACTTAAAAATGGCTCTAGCAAAAGTAATTAATACTGAAGCCAATAGAGTAATAGAAGTAAATTCAACATGTAAAAAACGCCAGGCCTTGGTAATAAGTCAACTTCCTTTTAAGATTAGAATTACTAATATAACGGTTCCAGCCTATTCTCCAATTAATGTACCGCCGATTGGCATAGCCATCATCGGATTAAATAACTATATTTTATGATATAATCTAAGATATGGCCGTTCTACCAATAAACACCCTTAAAGCAAAATTTGAGACTGGCGACAGGCCAACAGGTTCAGACTTTACTGATTTAATAGATACCACATCATACAGAGCAGACTCCCTTGGTGGAGATGGAAACAACTCGGTAACAATCAACGGTATTGAATCAGCAACAGTATTTGACACAATAGACACTGCTACCTGGAGAACAATCAAGTACATGGTTCAAATGTCCCATGCTGGATCTTCTTCATATAGAAGTGCAGAAATAAACATAGTTTTTGATGGTACCAATCAAAATATTACAGAATTTGCCTCTGTTGCTAATACAAATAGCAATGTAGGAAATATCACTGCTAATTTAAATTCTGGTACAATTAGCATGACAGTTACACCAGCACTAAGCCCGATGACCATGCGGTTCTACCGTACAGGTTTGAAGGCCTGACCTAAAGGAGAAGTAAATGGCTACAGTCGACAAAGCCTTTCGCATTAAAAATGGCCTAGTAGTTGAAGGCGCATCGGCTACTGTAAATGGATCAACAGTCCTAACAGAAGCATCTACAGAATTTTTACAAGATACCACAGCAGCCATGTTTGATGGCTCTCAGAGCGGTATTGCATTTTCATACAATGACACAACAGGAAAGATTACTGCAACAGTATCTACAGACCCTGTGTTTGCAGATAAGATTACTTTTGAAGGTGCAACACCAGATAACTTTGAACTTATTCTTCAGGTAACAGAGCCAACACAAGATGTAACAGTAACCCTTCCAAATGCTACAGATACTTTGGTTGGTAGAGCAACAACAGATACTCTTACAAATAAGACTTTAACAACTCCAATAATTTCATCAATTTCAAATACTGGAACTTTAACATTGCCTACAAGTACAGATACTCTTGTTGGTCGGGCTACAACAGACACTCTTACAAACAAGTCTGTT